ACCTATATCACTGGAAACCATTACTTTTTCCTGCAGTGGTGTAAGATTGATATCGGATACCCATCCTTTCTTGATTTCCAAAGACAACTATTCATACACCTTGACGCTTGCGTAGCGGATCCACGCTGTATAGGGCAGGTATATGTTAAGTGTCGTAGATCAGGATACACTAACATGTCAGCGGCTGTGCTTGTAAATGAGGGCACACAGGTTAAAGAGAAACTATTAGGCATCATGTCCAAGACAGGTACGGATGCTCAAGAGAATATATTCATGAAGAAGGTGGTGCCTATATATAAGTCGCTACCGTTTTTCTTTAAACCTATTCAAGATGGTACTACCAACCCCAGGATGGAACTCGCCTTCCGCGAGCCATCAAAGAGAATCACTAAAAAGAACAAAACCTCATCAAGAGGTGAGGCTCTTAATACAATTATTAACTGGAAGAACACAACCAACAATGCCTACGATGGAGAGAAACTACACATCCTGTATTTGGATGAGGCAGGTAAGTGGGAAAAAGGTAATGATATACGAGAAGCATGGCGAGTGCAACGTACTTGTTTGCTTGTAGGTAGAAAGATTGTAGGTAAGGCAATAGTCGGAAGCACTGTGAATCCATTAGACAGGGGAGGAAGGCAGTACAGAGAGTTATATTATTCAAGTGATGTAAACGATAGAAACGAAAACGGCAGGACAAAGAGCGGATTGTATGGGTGTTTTATACCAGCATACGACGCCCTGGAAGGTTTCTTTGACAAGTACGGAATGCCTGTCATTGATGATCCCGAGAATAGTATTATAGGCTTAGAGGGTGAGTATATAAACTTAGGTGCAAAGACTTATCTTAAGAATGAGAGAAAAGGATTGTCTGGAGACTCCTATGAACTCAACGAGGTGATACGCCAGTTCCCGTTCACAGAGGCTGAAGCCTTTAGAGATAGTGCTAAGGCATCACTATTTAACGTACAAAAGATATATGAGCAAACCGAATACAATGGGGATTTGTTTCCCAACCCTGTAGTTACAGGAAACTTTGTTTGGTCTTTAGGGCAGAAGGATACAGAGGTTGTCTTTAGCCCAGATCCTAATGGAAGATGGAGGGTTGCCTGGATGCCGCCTGTTGCATTGAGAAATAAAAAGACACCAGAGAACGCCTGGTTAGGATGTGCTGGAGTCGATAGTTATGACATTGATGCCACAGTGGATGGACGTGGTTCAAAGGGTGCGTGTCATTTCTACAATAAATTTAATCTTGAGTATCCATCAAATATGTTTGTAGCAGAGTATGCTTCACGCCCACCGCTTGCAAAGATTTTTTACGAGGACATATTAATGGCCTCAAAGTTTTACGGCTACCCTGTGTTAATTGAGAACAACAAATACGGTATCGCAAGACACTTTGAATCAAGGGGTTACGATCATTTCTTATTGGACAGACCCGCACACCTCACGTCCAATTACGGTAGCAAGACAAAGACAAAAGGAATACCGTCGAATTCACAGGATGTAATACAGGCTCATGCACAGGCTATCGAATCGTTCATACACGCACACGTGGGTCTTAATGAGGAGACACTTGAGTTTGGTAAAATGTACTTTGAAAGAACCCTAGAAGACTGGGTTAACTTTAAGATAGATGACCGTACAAAATATGACCTTTCAATATCAAGCGGGTTAGCCTTACTTGCTGCACAAGGACATAGAGCAGAGAAGCCTAAATCTGACTTCAATGGCAAGCAGTTCTTCCGTAAAGGTCAGATAATTATACGAAGATAATAAGAAGTATATTTGCAACAGTAGCAATCTTAAGTATGGATAACGAATACAAAAATGGACAATCTTCATTTCCTGATCCCCTATGCGGTGTCGAGGAGAAGATGTCTAAGGGATATGGCCTAAGTTACGCAAAGGCTATGTTTGCTCAGTGGATTGGTAGTGACTATCAGAATTCATTGTACGGACGACGCAACAGTGAGATGGAACGCTGTAGAGATTATGCGCAAGGAACACAAGACACATCTATCTATCGTCAGATATTAAACTCTCTTGACAACAACAATGGTGACGGTACGTTGCTAACACTGGACTATACTCCTGTTCCTATTGTACCTAAGTTTGTTAAGATTGTTGTAAATAAAATTCTTTCAAAAGAACCATACCCTCAGATAGAAGCAATCGACCCTCTGTCAAGAACAGAGAAAGATAAAAAGAAAAATGCTACAGTATTGCGTATTGAGAATCGCGATATGATTGAAGAAGCAAAGTCCCTTGGGCTACGCGTTAAACAAGACCCCGGACAACTGCCAGACACCCCAGAAGAAACTGAGATATTCTTAGATACAAACATAAAGACGGACGCAGAAATCTCTGCTCAGATTGCTACTGAGATGACATTGAAGTGGAATGATTTTAATCAATCCATCTATCGTCGCTGTGTTGAAGACTTAACAACCCTTGGTATGGGTGTTGCTAAAAGAAGCAATGACCCTAACTACGGAATCAACGAAGAGTATGTTGACCCAAAGAGATTCATACACAACTACACAGACGACCCAACCTTTTCTGATTTAACATACGCTGGACACTTTAAGTACATAACAATTATGGACTTGAAGCGTATGGCTGGTGATCAGTTCACAGAACAGGAGTACGAGGAGATTGCTAAGACTGTTATGAATAAGTATGGAAACAACCCTACTCAGTTTTCTACAACAGGAACAGGATACGACAGACCTGGTACGCGTTACCGCCAAGGATATGATGAGTATAAGATAGAGGTAATGGACTTTGAGTTTATGTCTGTTGATGATATCATATACGAGAAAAAAGAATCAGCATACGGGAACATAGGTTTCTATTACAAAGGAAACGAGTATAACGCACCTCAGCAATCTGTATATAACAGAGAAGCGGTATACATGAAGAACGCTACGGTATATGGCGGTACCTACATTGTAGGCACAGAGATGGTATATAACTATGGCCCGAAGAAAAATATTCCGAAAAACGTACACGACATTTCACGTGCGCGTCTTTCATATAGTATAGTAGCAACAAACATCAGAGGCATGATTCCAAAGTCAATGGTTTCTTCTGTCATTGGGTTTGCTGACATGCTCCAGATCACACACTTAAAACTTCAACAGTCTATTGCTAAAGCAAAACCAGATGGTTTGATTATAGACATCGAAGGATTAGAGAATGTACAACTCGGAAGAGGCGGTGACCTACAACCGTTAGAGATACAAGACATCTACGAACAGACAGGTGTATTCTATTACCGTAGTAAAAATCCAGAAGGAGGATTCCAAAATCCACCAGTAAGAGAGATAGGTAACAGCATCAGAAACATACAGGAACTCGTTGCTTTATACAATCACTACTTACGTATGATCAGGGATGCTACAGGTATCAACGAAGTAATGGATGGAACCACACCTAAAGGTGAAGCGCTTGTGGGTGTTAACCAAATGGCAGTACAGGCTGGTAACAACGCTATATATGACATCACTAATGCAGCGATGGTATTGTATCAAAAAGTATGTGACGATATTGTTCGCTGTCTACAAGTAATCCCTCCAGATAGTATTCTATACAAAGTATACACTAACGCTGTGGGGGAAACCAACATGGCGGTACTCAGTTCTTTTGACAACCTCTCGATGTACAACTTCGGTGTAGTAGTTGTTACGGAGATGAATGAGATGGACAAACAGTACTTAGAACAAAACATACAGATTGCTCTTGGACAAAAAGAAATTGACCTTGAAGATGCGATTGCCATTCGTCAGATTAAAGACGTTGAGCAAGCGGAAAGACTCTTGGTGGTTCGCAGAAAGAAAAGAATCAAGCAACAACAAGAGATGATGGCGCAACAAGCGCAAATTCAGTCTCAATCAAATCAGCAAGCCTCACAGGTAGCCGCTCAAATGGAGATGCAAAAGAAGCAACTCGAAGCCCAGATAGAAGCACAGCGGATTCAATTAGAGACTCAATCAAAAGCACAACTCATACAATTAGAATACCAGTACAAGATTCAAATAGAACAACTCAAAGGAGAGTACGGTGTGGTTGAACAACAGGTTGAAAGCGGAGTTCGTATGCAAGCAGATACTGAAGCAGAGAATCGTAAAGACCAAAGAATAGATAAACAAGCATTGGCGCAAAGCAAACTAATTGCTCAACGTCAAGGTCAACGCCCACCTCTTGATGAGGACATAGTAACTAACTTAACATTATCCTAAGATGTCGTGCTCATGCTCAAATAGCCCATGCTCATGTGGAAATCCTACAAATGTAAATCTGAACAATGCTGCTCAGATAAACATATGCACCCGTCGTGGTGATACGTTTGTATTAAACGCTGTAGTAAAAGATACCAGCGGAACTAAATTAGACCTTACTCTTTATACATATAAGATGGAGATCAGGGAATATGATAACGGCCCACTCGTTATTGCTGATGGAGATATTAATATTACAGGAAATATAAACGGAGAACTCACTGTAACAATCACAGCGGCCAACATGAATGTAGAAGCAGGCACATATGTATATGGACTTCAATCTACACTGACATCTGATAGTACTGTTGAAACCTGGTTCTATGGAACCTTTGAGGTAGTACAGGATATCGTAACATAAACCATTCATAACCATATCAATGGCTGACAAAGGCATCGACATAGTAGTATTAAAGCCAGGCGACACTACGGTACAAATTACCGTAGAAAGTGGTCTGGTTTTCGACGTTACATTACCACCATGCAATACCGTTATACTTACAACAGGAAGTGTTACTCAACTTCCAGGAGCAAAAGGAGACAAGGGGAATAAGGGTCAAAAAGGAGAGATAGGCCTCAAGGGTAATAAGGGTCAGCAAGGAGAAAAAGGAACTACAGGCTCCAAGGGTAATACTGGAGACAAAGGAGTTAAAGGAGATACAGGTGCTAAAGGCGAACAAGGAGATAAGGGGATTAAAGGTGAGGTTGGCGCTAAAGGTGAGATAGGCGTCAAAGGAGATACTGGCGCTAAAGGTAATACAGGAGATAAAGGAATCACCGGTGACAAAGGCGTTAAGGGTGAAGAAGGAGATAAGGGTCAAAAAGGGGAGATAGGAGTTAAGGGTGACCAAGGAGAAAAAGGAACCACTGGTGACAAGGGTATTACTGGAGATAAAGGAACCAAGGGAGAGATAGGAGATAAAGGAGACACAGGAGAAAAGGGAGAAAAAGGTACCACTGGAGATAAGGGTATTACTGGAGACAAAGGAACCAAAGGGGAGATAGGAGACAAAGGAGAAGTAGGGGACAAAGGAACCAAAGGGGAGATAGGAGAAAAGGGGGAAAAAGGAATTGACGGTACCAAAGGAGATACTGGAGATAAGGGTACTACCGGAGATAAAGGACAAAAAGGAATTGATGGCACCAAGGGTGATACTGGAGATAAAGGTATTACCGGTGACAAAGGACAAAAAGGAATTGACGGTACTAAAGGTGAAACCGGAGACAAAGGTGAAACCGGAGATAAGGGTACCACTGGAGACAAAGGTGAAACCGGAGACAAGGGTACCACTGGAGATAAAGGTGAAAAGGGACAGAAGGGTACCACAGGAGATAAAGGCATTACCGGAGACAAAGGCGAGACCGGTGATCAGGGTGACAAAGGAATCACGGGAGACAAGGGACAGAAAGGGGAGATAGGAGTTAAGGGTGAGACCGGCGACAAGGGCGATAAAGGAACAACAGGAGACAAAGGTCAGAAGGGTACTACAGGAGACAAAGGTCAGAAGGGTATCACTGGAGATAAAGGAACCAAGGGTGAAGTAGGAGATAAGGGTACCACTGGAGACAAGGGTCAGAAAGGTGAAGTTGGTCAGAAAGGCGTAGAAGGTTCTCAATGGACATCAGCCGCTGGTGCCCCTACAACAGCAGGCACTAATAGAGATGATCAGTATCTTGATACAAACACGGGTGAAGTATACGAGTGGGATGGTTCGCAATGGGTTTCGACTGGTAACATACAAGGGCCAAAAGGAACTGCTGGTGACAAGGGAACTACCGGAGACAAGGGTCAAACAGGAGACAAGGGTGAGACAGGAGATAAAGGAACGACTGGAGATAAAGGAACTACTGGTGACAAAGGAACCAAAGGTGAACTTGGAGACAAAGGAGATGTAGGCCCTAAAGGTGAAACGGGAGACAAAGGAACCAAAGGCGAGGTCGGTCAAAAGGGAACTGCTGGAGATAAAGGTGAAAAGGGAGAGAAGGGTCGAGTCGGAGAGAAAGGTCAAAAGGGAGAGATAGGCGACAAAGGAACAACTGGAGACAAAGGAACTACTGGAGATAAAGGTGAGACGGGTCAAAAGGGAACCACTGGCGATAAGGGTGCTACCGGAGATAAAGGGGTTGAAGGTTCTCAATGGACATCAGCCGCTGGCGCTCCTACAACAGCGGGAGTAAACAGAGATGACCAATACTTAGACACTAATACAGGTGAAGTATATGAGTGGGATGGTTCGCAATGGGTTTCCACAGGAAACATTATGGGCCCTAAAGGTGATACGGGTCAAAAGGGAACTACTGGTGACAAGGGTATTACTGGTGACAAAGGTCAGACAGGAGAAAAGGGAACCAAGGGAGAGATAGGCCTTAAAGGTATTACAGGTGATAAGGGTACTACAGGAGACAAAGGAACCAAGGGAGAGATAGGTGATAAAGGAATCAAGGGTGAAGTAGGAGCCAAAGGTGATAAAGGAACCAAAGGAGAAGTAGGTGACAAAGGAATCACTGGAAACAAAGGTGAGAAAGGAACCAAAGGAGAAGTCGGGGACAAAGGAGAAAAAGGACAGAAAGGTGAGACTGGTCAAAAAGGAACTACAGGTGACAAAGGTGAGACGGGTCAAAAAGGAGTACAAGGTTCACAATGGACAAGTGCAGCAGGTACGCCTACAACAGCGGGTGTAAATAGAGATGATCAATATCTCGACACAAACACTGGTGAGGTCTACGAATGGGACGGCAGTTCCTGGGTTAGCACAGGTAATATCCAAGGGCCTAAAGGAACGGCTGGTGACAAAGGACAGAAAGGAGATGCTGGTGATAAAGGTCAGAAAGGAACCACTGGTGATAAAGGTCAGAAGGGACAGAAGGGAGTCGAGGGTTCTCAATGGACTTCTGCTTCTGGTGCGCCAACTACACCTGGAACCAATGTAGATGATCAGTACCTTGATACTGATAACGGTAATGTTTATGAATGGGACGGTAGTCAGTGGCAACTTACTGGAAACATCCAAGGGCCGCAGGGTGCTAAGGGAGAAAAAGGACAAAAGGGTGTCGATGGCGATAAAGGACAAAAGGGTGTCGATGGTGACAAAGGAACCAAGGGTGAGGTAGGACAGAAAGGAACTACTGGAGACAAAGGTGAGAAGGGACAAAAAGGAGAGATAGGTCAGAAGGGGACTACTGGGGACAAAGGTATTACTGGAGACAAAGGTGAGAAGGGACAGAAGGGGACTACTGGGGACAAGGGAGATAAAGGACAGAAAGGTGTTGAAGGTTCTCAATGGACTTCCGCTGCAGGTACGCCAACCACGGCTGGTACTAATAGGGATGACCAATATTTAGACACAAACACTGGTGAAGTATACGAATGGGATGGAGCCCAATGGGTTTCTACTGGAAATATTCAAGGCCCCAAAGGAACTGCTGGTGACAAAGGAGCCAAAGGTGAGAAGGGGCAGAAAGGTCAAACAGGAGATAAAGGAACAGCGGGCGATAAAGGACAAAAGGGTGAAGTAGGGGACAAAGGAATTAAGGGAGAAGTTGGTGAGAAAGGTATCACTGGTGATAAAGGTCAGACCGGACAAAAAGGAACTACGGGTGATAAAGGTATCACTGGAGATAAAGGAGAAAAAGGACAGAAAGGAATCACTGGTGACAAGGGTATTACTGGTGACAAAGGAGAAAAAGGGCAGAAAGGTATTACCGGAGACAAAGGTATTACTGGAGATAAAGGAGACAAGGGACAAAAAGGAACCACTGGAGATAAAGGACAGAAGGGTGAGAAAGGTGTACAAGGTTCACAGTGGACTTCTGCAGCAGGCACCCCCACAACAGCGGGTACTAACAGAGATGATCAGTACTTAGATACTAATACTGGTGAAGTATATGAATGGGATGGGGCTTCATGGGTTTCTACTGGTAACATTATGGGCCCTAAAGGAAGCACTGGTCAGAAAGGAACCACTGGTGACAAGGGTGAGAAAGGCCAGAAGGGTGAGACAGGTCAAAAAGGAACGACTGGAGATAAAGGTATTACCGGAGACAAGGGAGAGAAAGGTCAGAAAGGTATTACTGGAGACAAAGGTATTACCGGAGACAAAGGTGAGAAGGGACAGAAAGGTGTTACCGGAGATAAAGGTATTACTGGAGACAAGGGAGAGAAAGGACAGAAAGGAGATACTGGACAAAAAGGAACTACGGGTAGCAAGGGAGATAAAGGTCAAAAGGGAGTAGAAGGTTCACAGTGGACTTCGGCTTCTGGTGCACCAACTGTATCTGGAACCAATGTAGACGACCAATATTTAGATACTGATAATGGTAATGTTTATGAATGGGATGGCTCGCAATGGCAATTAACCGGAAACATTGAGGGCCCACAAGGAGCCAAGGGTCAGAAGGGTCAGCAAGGCGCCTCTGTTAAAGGACAGAAAGGTGAGACAGGTCAGAAGGGAGACACCGGACAGAAGGGTACTACTGGTGATAAAGGAGAGAAGGGTCAGAAGGGAGACACCGGACAGAAGGGTACTACTGGCGATAAGGGACAGAAAGGCGAAGTAGGTCAAAAAGGAATTACTGGAGACAAAGGTGAGAAAGGTCAAAAAGGTGAGGCTGGCGCCAAGGGTCAGACCGGTCAGAAAGGTACTACTGGTGATAAGGGTATTACTGGAGACAAAGGTCAGACTGGGCAGAAGGGTACTACTGGTGATAAAGGAGACAAAGGACAAAAAGGTGTTGAGGGTTCTCAATGGGAGTCTGCCTCTGGTACACCCACAACAGCAGGAACCAATAGAGATGATCAGTACCTTGATACAGACACAGGTGAGGTTTACGAATGGAACGGTAGTGCATGGGTTAGCACGGGTAACATATTAGGCCCGCAAGGTTCTAAGGGACAAAAAGGTAACGCTGGAGACAAAGGTGCTACAGGTGCGTCAGTCAAAGGGCAGAAAGGAGAAGCCGGAGACAAAGGCGCTACTGGTGCTTCAGTCAAAGGACAGAAGGGAGAGACTGGTCAGAAAGGACAAACCGGTGCTTCGGTAAAAGGACAGAAGGGTGAAGCCGGAGATAAAGGCGCAACTGGTGCTAGTGTCAAAGGACAAAAAGGAGAGACTGGTCAAAAAGGAACTACGGGCGCCAGTGTCAAAGGACAAAAAGGTGAGGCAGGAGATAAGGGTGCAACTGGTGCTAGTGTCAAGGGTCAGAAAGGTGAGACAGGTCAAAAGGGACAGACCGGTGACAAAGGTCAAAAGGGTCAGAAAGGCGACACTGGTCAAAAGGGTGTAGAAGGTTCCCAGTGGGAGTCTGCTGCTGGTACACCTTCAGCAGCGCCGTCCAATAGAGACGATCAATACCTTGATACAAGCACTGGTGAGGTTTATCAGTGGAATGGTTCCGCCTGGGTTTCGACTGGTAATATCCAGGGGCCCAAAGGAAGCACTGGTTCCAAGGGACAGAAGGGTGAACAAGGCGCCTCTGTTAAAGGACAGACCGGAGACAAAGGACAAAAGGGTGAGACAGGTGCGTCAGTCAAAGGACAGAAAGGTGAGATAGGAGTTAAGGGTCAGACTGGAGACAAGGGTGCAACCGGTTCCTCTGTTAAAGGACAGAAGGGCGAGGTAGGAGCCAAAGGTCAAACAGGAGATAAAGGAACTACTGGTGCTAGCGTTAAAGGTCAGAAGGGTGAGATTGGTCAAAAGGGTGCAACAGGTAGTTCTGTTAAAGGACAGAAGGGTGAGCAAGGAGCCAAAGGTGCAACAGGTTCTTCAGTAAAAGGACAGAAGGGAGATACCGGAGCCAAGGGTACAGCGGGGGACAAGGGAGCCACCGGTGCATCTGTTAAAGGTCAGAAGGGCGAGCAAGGCGCAAGTGTCAAGGGCCAGAAAGGTGAGCAAGGCGCAAGCGTCAAAGGACAGAAAGGAACAGCGGGAGACAAGGGTGCGACAGGTTCCTCTGTTAAAGGACAAAAAGGAGAAGCCGGAGATAAGGGTGCAACAGGTAGTTCTGTTAAAGGACAAAAAGGAGAGACCGGTCAAAAGGGTCAGCAAGGAGCGAGTGTCAAAGGACAAAAAGGAGAGACTGGTCAAAAGGGTACAAGTGGTTCTTCAGTCAAAGGACAAAAGGGTGAGAAAGGTGAGAAAGGTGTTGAGGGTTCTCAGTGGACAAGTGCAGCAGGCACACCATCTACAGCGGGTACCAACAGGGACGATCAATACCTTGATACATCTACTGGTGAAGTATACGAGTGGAACGGTTCTTCTTGGGTTAGCACGGGTAATATATTAGGGCCACAGGGTTCTAAGGGACAGAAGGGTCAAACAGGTAGTTCTGTTAAGGGACAGAAAGGTGAGGCTGGTGCTTCAGTTAAAGGACAGAAAGGCGAGGCTGGTGCTAAGGGTCAAAAGGGTGAGGCTGGTGCTTCAGTTAAAGGACAGAAAGGTGAGGCTGGTGCGTCGGTTAAAGGACAGAAAGGTGAGGCCGGAACTAATGGTACTAACGGAACTAACGGAACTAACGGAACCAAAGGAGCCACTGGTGACAAGGGACAGAAGGGTGAGACTGGTACAGGATTAGATGGAGATAAAGGACAGAAGGGACAGACAGGTAGTACTGGGCCATCGGGTACTTCATTTGCTCCAATGATTGGAGGAATTGATTCCAGTCAAACATTTACTACGGCTCAAACTCGTTGTAATATAAACAGAACTTTAGGTGGTGGTCAAGCGGGTACAAACGTAGATATTAGTTCTAATCAAATTACTATATCAGCAACAGGTACATATATGTGTACTTACTCTGTGACACTAAAGTCTAATTACAATAACCGTTCATGTGTAGGTTTCTACTTAAAGCAAGTGACAGGGGGTAGCACAAACCCAATAGGTTCAGCGGCAATTCAATACTTCCGTCAGAATACTTATGGAGACTACAGCACTCTTAGCGCATGTTTTATTTTCCAAGCAACATCTGGTGATGCATATGAGTTGACTACAGCCAACGCTCTTGATGGTATTTGGAATCACTCAACGCAATCCGCAAGTGTATATAGAGGTATAATGGTTCAAAGATTAACATAATATGGCGGTTCAAGAAAGTTTCTACATACAAAACGCAGACAATACAGCGAATTTAAAAACCGATGGAACATGGGAAAGAACTGATGACAACTTTAATGAGTTTCGTTCATTCTCGACAAAGGCAGAAGCGCTTACATACATAGACAATGTACCCGACGGGGCGTATGTGATATACAGTAGAATTGTAAAGACCAGTTAGATAATGTATCTTTATTGATGCATTACTTAATTTAATTGTATCAAAGAATGGTCATTGTATTCCACGCAGGATATTATGCAAACGCTTGGAACCCCTATTATAACTCAGACGGTATAGGAGGAACAGAGCAGTGCATAATGGGTTTATCAAGGTCACTCGCTATGCAGGGTCATGAGGTATTTGTTGTTGGACAGGTACAGCCAATGCATGATAAATATATCAACGGTTACATTCGATACGTGCCTCTTGGAGAGATACAATTGATTCCAGATCCAGATGTGCTTATAGGTGTTTCATACATTCACTACCTAAAGTATTACAGCCTCAAGCCTACAACTAAGAAGATATTCTGGCTACACAATGAGCAACCACACTACTGGTACAAAGGCAGTCGTATGTCTGATACAGATATACAAGAGGCCTACTTAAATACAGACATAATTGTTTGTCTTACTGACTGGCATAAACAATACTTTGTCAAGCACGAGCCCTTTGCTCATTTCTTAGAAGACAGAGTAGAGGTAATTGGAAACGGAGTAGACGTGTCCTTGTTTGAGTCTGTTGCAGAAAAGAAACCAAAGTCATACATATATACTTCACACGCAGAGAGAGGGCTTGAAAACGTAATAGCGGATATAGAGAAGGGGTATTTAAAAGGAACGCTTGACATCGCCACACCATCGTATGGACTGCAATATTATAATGAACACTTTGCTGAACGTGTATCGAAGTTAGATAACGTAACATTTCATGGTAGCCTGTCAGCCAAAGAACTCTATACGCTAATGGCCTCTTGTGAGACGTGGTACTACCCTACAAACTATAATGAAACATACTGCATTACAGCGATAGAAATGCTTGCACACCATGTAAGACCATTAGTCAACCCTATTGCTGGCCTTAGAGATACTCTAAATGTGTTTCACAATCATATTACAGACTGGTCAGAAGTTGACGAGTATGTAAAATCTCGTGACTGGAGTGTAGTGGTAAAAGATTGGGAGCGTTTATTTAATAAAAAAGAAAGTGTTATGATTGAAAAAGCCTATGTAATTTCTATGGATACCTCTGACAAAAAGTTACAGGAATATATAGAGAGATTAAAAGAAGGTGGTATTAATTGCGATGTAGTAATAGTACCAGGCGTAGATGCTAGAACCTTTAAAGAATATGAGTGGCATCCACATGATTCATGGGCAATGGACAGCGACAACAAGTGGTGGAACCAACCTGTTACCGTAGGTGAAATGGGATGTGGATTAGCACACCTTAATGCTTGGAGAAAAGTTGTGGAAGACAAAACTGAAGTTGCAGTTATACTTGAGGAAGATTTTTTCTTTAAGGAAAAGATTGACTATTCAATTATACCAAACCCTAGTACCTGGCACATGCTTTATTTAGGAAGATGTCCTATGGCTCCTGATCAGGAAGACAGAGGGGATGTTGTTGTACCTGGTTACTCATACAATCTACACGCATATGTTGTCACACAAGCAGGAGCATTGTCTTTCACTCAACACAATTTTCAAAACTACATAACTACTCCAGATGAGTTTATACCAGCGACATACTGTAGGCATCCAAGAGGTGATTGGGATTGGGTTACGATGGATACCAAGGCGCTTGCTCTAAAGAAAGACATAGCATTTCAAACATCCAATGACCTTACGAGCAGAACACAGTCCACTGTAAACACTGAGATATTTAAGTCTGGTAAATGGGCAGATTGGATTTCAAAATGGATACACCCCGCTGCAAAGACAAAGGCGTGGGATATGATTATTGATGAACCTATACAAGATGTAATATCCTTTCCGCTGTTTACTGAGGAGTTCTGTGAGTTGTTGATTGATGAGGCAGAGAAGAAGGCTTATTGGCAATCGAAGAGACACGACTACTATCCTACGGTAGATACCTTAATATCTTCCTTTGGATATGAAGAGATATATAAAAAGGTTCTACACGAGTTTGCGTTTCCTGCGGCTATACATCGTTGGCACCTACACGGTAAACAATGGGCTAATATGAGCAGCGAAAACTTTATGATTAAGTACACCACAGATACACAGGGACACTTGGACTTGCATCACGATAATGCTGTCATTAGTTCGGTGCTTACATTAAATAAAGAATTCACAGGTGGTGGTACGTATTTCCATAATCAAAACAAAACACACGTAGGAGACGTAGGACACATTACAATACATCCTGGGCAAGTAACACACAGGCACGGGGGCAGGCCAGTACACAGCGGAAAGAGATATATACTTGTGTCTTTCTGTAACAAGAAATAGTATGAGACATTTTATAGACCTAACAACAGAGCAGTTAAGGTTACTTTATATATTAATACCATCGCACCACATGGAAAGCGAAAAGGTTATGGAGATAGTAAAGAAACTCGAGAGGCACCTCGCTGTACCTGGGGTCAAACGATAATGCTTATATTTGCTTTATGGCAAAAAGTAAGTATGCAAATTTTCTAAAGCGTCACGGTTTAAAAGGATTCAACAAACCTAAGCGTACACCAGATCACTCTAAGAAGTCTCATGTTGTTGCGGCTAAAGAAGGAGATAAGGTTAAACTTATACGCTTCGGAGAGCAAGGGGCATCAACAGCGGGCAAGCCAAAGTCTGGTGAGTCTGACAGAATGAAGAAGAAACGTGCATCATTTAAAGCGCGTCATGCTAAGAACATTAAGAAAGGAAAGATGTCTGCCGCGTACTGGGCCAATAAAGTAAAGTGGTGATGGTAAAGATGTACCGAGAAGGAGGGAGTTCCGATAGAGAACCAGTTCGCTCTGGATTTATGACGCGAATGCTAAGAGGGTTAACGCCATTACCGTTGCCTGCCGCTC